TCCGGTCCAGTAGGCTAAATAAACGATATACTCGAAGTCGTGTGCGTGGGAGGCAGGGTCCGTGAACGTCATCATCCGCGACCTTGATCAGACCCGCGTGCATTTCGAAGCAGCGGTCCAGCGCGTCGGTGAACAAGCAGCCACACGCGCCTTCAACCGCGCGCTGAACAGCGAGGGCAACAAGGTCCGCACCCAAGTGCGCCGTGCCCTTCGTCAACAAACAGGCGCGAAGGCAGCGCTGATCAATCGCGAGACGCGGGCCATCCGCTCGAGCTTCTCGAACCTGACCTACACCATCGAAGCCCGTGGCGACTATCTGGGACTGTCACATTTCAGCCCACGGCAGTTCGCCTACGGTGTGCGGGCCAAGCCCTGGGGACGCTGGCAGCGCTTCGACAGCGCTTTCCTCGTGGGCTCGCTTGCGGGCAACGCCTTCGTGCGCGAGGGCAGGGCGCGCCTGCCGATCAAGAAGATGTTCGGGCCAGCGATCCCGAAAGAGATGCTTCAGGACGCCACACGCGACGCGTTCGAGGCAGCACAACCCGACGTGCTGGCCGAAGCCACACGACAGATCGCGCGTCTTCTGGACGCCTGACCAGCGTGTGGGACAAGAAAAGGTAACAGTTTCAATGGCAAACAGAAAAAAGAACAGCGGGACATATTTTTCTTGGACAGCGATTCGCGACTTTGATAGAACACTTGCAAGGGCCAAATCAGCGTGCTGAGAGGCCACCGCACAAACCGACAGGGGGCCCTTGGGTCCCTTCTGACGCGCTGTGTTACGCGGGGCCGCCGCTGCGCGGTATTTGCGTGTTTTTATTTCTTTCAAAAACCCATTACGTTATGTTTTGCCTCCCCCCGATCCGCCCCGCATACCCAGCTTTTATTGGGTATCTTGCGCTGCCCCAGCCTTGATGGAGTGAGACCTTGCCCCCCAGCCTAGAGCCCACCACCAGCCGCCTTGACGCCACCCGGTGGCCCGCCTCAAAGATCGAGATGTGGCCGGTCGCGGACCTCGCGCCCTACGTCAAGAACGCCAGGACGCACCCGCCGGAGCAGGTTGACCAGATCGCTGCATCGATGGAGCGGTTCGGCTTTACGATGCCGATTCTGGTTGCAGAGAACGGCACGATCATTGCAGGCCACGGCCGGTTGATGGCCGCTCTGCAGCTGGGAATGGATGAGGTCCCGGTGATGATTGCGCGGGGCTGGTCGGACGAGGACCGCCGCCTCTACACGCTTGCTGACAACCGGCTTGCCGAGACGTCTGAATGGGACCCGGAGATGCTGCAGGTCGAGTGGGACGAGCTGCGCGAGCTGGGCCTTGGCGCCGACTTGGATATGTTTGGTTTTACCGATGACGAACTGCAGGGCTTGTTGCCTGATGCGCTATTGGAGGCGACGGGTGGACTGACGGACCCCGATGACGTGCCGGAGGTGCCAGAGGTTCCGGTAACACGGCCAGGGGATGTTTGGGTCCTCGGCAAGCACCGGCTGCTTTGCGGCGACAGCACGATGGCCACGGATGTCGAGAAGGTGCTGAATGGCGTGGTTCCCCTGCTGATGTGTACAGATCCACCCTACGGTGTTGAGTACGACCCGAGCTGGCGCAACCAGGTAGGGGCGGCCAAGACCAAACGCACCGGCAAGGTGCTGAACGATGATCGGGCTGATTGGCGCGAGGCCTGGGCGCTATTTCCGGGCGACGTCGCCTATGTCTGGCATGGCGCGTTGCATGCCCGCGAGGTGATCGAAAGCCTGGAGGCCTGCGGCTTTGCCATGCGGTCCCAGATAATCTGGGCCAAGGAGCGGCTGGTGCTGAGCCGGGGTGATTATCACTGGCAACATGAGCCTTGCGCATATTTTGTTAAAAAGTCCCGCAAGGGCCACTGGGCCGGGGATCGCAAGCAAACCACGCTGTGGCATATCTCCGGCAAGGACCAGGATGTCGCCACTGTCCACGGTACGCAAAAGCCGGTGGAATGCATGCGCCGCCCGATCGAGAATAACTCGAGCCCCGGACAGGCGGTCTATGAGCCGTTCATGGGATCCGGCACCACTTTGATCGCGGCTGAGATGTCAGGGCGCGCCTGCTTGGGGATCGAGTTGAACCCAGCCTACATCGATGTGGCCGTCCAGCGCTGGCAGGACTTCAGCGGCGAGACGGCGGTGCTGGAAGGGTCGGGTGCGACCTTCGCTGAAACGATCACGGCCCGCCTTGATGGCGAGCCGGAGGAAGATGCTGCTTGAGGCAGGCGGTCAGGCGATACGGTAGACCCGGCCACGCTCCATTTTCTCGGAGGTGATGGTCAGGCCAAGGCGCTTTTTAAGCGCGCCGGACATAGCCCCACGAGCGGTGTGCTTTTGCCATTGAGTGGCAGTCACGATCTCGTCAATCGTGGCGCCCTCAGGACGGGACAGCATGTCGATCAGCGTGGCCTGCTTGGTGCCCTTACGCGGCGTGTGTGCCTTGGGCGAGGCCTCAGTCTCGGATAAGTTGTCCGGCGTGGGCCTGTCGGTTGGCGCGTCAGATGCGCCCGCAGACACCGTGCTCGCGTCCTCAGTCTCGATGCCAATCGCGGCAAGCCCTGCATCAGTGGCAACCAGCGTGACGCCGTGGCCATCGCCGGTTTCGCGCCAGAGGGGCTCGCCTTTGCGCATGTCCGCGTCGACCTCTTCGATCAGGCCTTTTGCGATCATGGTGCTGACCACCTTGGCGGCGGCTCCACCACGCAGGCTTTCGGGCAGTGGCAGGGCGACGCGGTCCGTGTTTTGGGCGGCGCGCGACAGAATGATTGTTTGGGTGTCGGAAAGTTGGGTCATGCTGGTCTCCGGTGTGTGGGCAACGCAGGATACGCCGCCTCCTACCGGGTGAAGCCCACCATTTGGCGGGCCGTGCGCTGCGCCGAGCCTGTGGATTATTCCGCGTGTTCGCCCCCGCCAAAAGCGCTGTCGGTGATGCGCTTCAAAAGGCTGGCGTAATGCTCGAGGGTGCCGACGTGGCCCCAGTGGATTTTGTCGGGGTGTTTATGGAAGTGATCATCGCTCAGTGCCTGCAAGCGGGCCAACATCGCATCGATCTGCGTTTTCTTTGATATGAAGGCGTTCAGGGCTGCGGTGTTGTCGGTTGCTGTGCGTTTCATGGTGCGCGCTCCGTGGTTGGTGTTGCTCAGTCGAGCCAGAATTGGGTTGCGGTGATCGCGTGCAGGCGAAAGCTGTCTTCTTCGTAGCCGTCCACAAAACCCCAGTACTCAAAGCTTGTGTGCCCCGCGCCAAAGGAGCATGCGCTGAGGGTCTCGCCGGTGAAACGCGTGCGGTAGTATGTGCGACCGTCTGGGCCGTCGATCGTCTCGGGCATCTGGTCCTTGGGAGTGTGGATCGTTTTGGTCATGGCGCGGGCTCCGTGGCTGGGTGTGTCGCTGTTTGTGTAATCACATTCGCTTTTCTGCCGCTTGTAGTGTAGACAATAATGAGCAATATCATTGCTTTGTGAGTAATAACCTGGGCGTATGGCTGAGGCTGGTTGGTGGCGTCTGAAGCTTAAAGGATGCCGATTTCTTTCAGAAGTGCGACGACCTCTGGCAGCTCGATGAGCAAACAGTCGATCCCAACCCTGCCGGCCATCGGAAAGACCTCGGCGTTCAGGTTTTTGTCACCAAGGTGGCGCTGCAAGGTTTCGGGGGTCATCAGCTGGATCAGGTTGTTGTGCCCGATCAGAATGCGCGTGGTGTCGGATGTTGTTGCGATGGTCATGTTCGTTCTCCAGGGCTGTTTTGGCTTATGCGGTCAGGTCGATGATTGCGCGGTCGGCGCGGGCGGTTGCCCAGATTTGGTCGATCGTCTCATCTGTCACTGGGCGTCCCATCCGCTTTGCAAGGTGTTTTGCGTCGGCGATCGCGCGGCCAAATTGGCGTAGCGTCATGCCAAACTCGAGGTCTTGGCCGTATTCGTGGGCCATGTAAGCGCGGAATGTGTCGGCGTTGAAGTTGTCGGCGGCGAGGTCGGTGTAGGTGATGCGGGTCATTGGCTTATCCCTGTGAATGCTGCGTCGTTTCGTATAATCACATTCGCTCTTGCGCCCATGCCTATCAAGAGAAATAGACTTTAAAACAGGGACTTAAGTGAATGGCTAACGAGGGCGAAAAACAAAGAGGCAACGTTCTCACCGTCACGCAGGCGGCAGCGCTGTGCAATCGCAGTGTGCCGTGGGTGCAGATGCTGGCCAAGGGCGGCTACATCGTCAAAGAGGCACACGGCAAATACACACTGGTGGCGATTATTCGCGGTGTGATCGCCTATTATGAGGACCTTCAGTCCAAGAACAGCAAGACGGCCTCCGCCAGCCGCGCAACCGACGCACGGACGCGCGAGATTGAGCTGCGGATCAAGGAACGAAGCCGGGAGCTGATCCCGATCGAAGATGCGCGGGCAGAAATCGCTGACTGGACCTCCGCTTTCCGGGCTGAGCTTCAGGGCCTTGCCGCTCGGTTCACGCGCGACATGCAGGAGCGCCGCAGGCTTGAGCAGGAAATAGATGGCGCACTCGAACGACTTTCTCGGCGGACCAGCGAAGCAGAGCAGGCTCTCGCGTCTGGTGAAGGAGCTGTTGCGGCCGAGCCAGAAGCGTGATCCGGCGGACTGGGCCGCCGACAACCGCGTCTATCCGGAGACGGCGGGCATCCCAGGCCCGCGTGACCCATGGCTGACGCCTTATATGATCCCGTGGTCCTCGGCGGTTCATCGGGGTGGTTATCGCCGCATCGTGGCTGTGACCTCGGCGCAGTCGGGCAAGACCGACAGCATGCTCGACATTATCGGGGCACGGCTTGACCAGCGTCCAGCGCCGATCATCTACGTCGGCCCGACCAAGGAATTTCTGACCGATCAGTTCGAGCCGCGGCTGATGGGTCTGCTTGATGAGGCCGAGAGCCTGAAGAACAAGGTCGTCCGCGGGCGGCGCATGAAGAAAACCCTCAAGCATGTGGCTGGCGTTCGCGTTCGCCTTGCGCATGCAGGTTCGTCCTCGGCCCTGAAATCAGACCCGGCCGCACTCGCGCTGATCGACGAGTTTGACGAGATGATGGCGAACGTCAGGGGCCAAGGCGATGTGCTCGGTCTCGTTGAAGCCCGTGGCGAGACCTACGCCGACTTCGTGACCGCGATCACCAGCACACCAGCGAGGGGTCTTGTGGAAATCGAGTTGAACGATGATAGCGGGCTTGAGTTCTGGTCGCGGTCCGAACCGGCTGATTTGGAAAGCCCGATCTGGAAATTGTTTCAGGAGGGCACGCGGCATCACTGGGCGTGGCCGTGCAAGCACTGCAACGACTACTTTGTGCCGCGGTTCAAGCAGCTGCACTGGCCGGACCGGGCGACACCTTCGGTGGCCAAGCGATCGGCTTCGCTGTTCTGCCCACGCTGCGGCGGGATCCACACCGAAGAGGACAAGGCATGGATGAATGCTCGGGGTGCAATGGTGGCACCTGGGCAGAGTGTGGAGCTGCGCAATGACGCCCCGCACGTAACAGGTGCGCCTGAGGACAACTCGACCTTGTCGATGTGGACCTCGGGCCTGTGCTCGCCCTTCGTCACCTGGGGCCAGCGGGCAGAGACCTATCTGACAGCACTGCAATCGGGCGATCACGACCGGATCCAGACGGCGATGAACGCCAGCTTCGGCGAGTGCTACGCCATGACCGCCTCGGGCGACGTGCCGGAATGGCAGGAAATCATGGAGCGGCGGCTGCCGTATCAGCCTGGGCAGGTCCCTTTGGGCGGCCTGCGGCTGGTGATGGGCGTCGACGTGCAGAAGTTCAGCCTTGTCTATGTGATCCGGGCCTTTGGGGCTCGGGGATCGTCGTGGATGGTCGACAACGGCCAGCTATATGGCCCCACCGAGGACGATGATGTCTGGTCCGCACTGGCCGATCTTATGTTGCAGCCGATTGGCCGAATGCAGATCGAAAAGGTGTTCATCGACAGCGGCTTCCGGCCTGACAAGCCGGAGCAAGGCAACGAGCACAAGGTCTACGAGTTCTGCCGCCGCTACAGCTGGCTGTGCTCCCCGACCAAGGGCAAGGATATCCAGAGCCCGCCCTACAAGGTCTCGAAGATCGAGGTCAAACCGGACGGCAAGCGGGCGCTTTACTCGATCGACCTCGTGACGCTGTCGTCGGACTTTTTCAAGTCGCTGGTGATCTCGCGCATCCGCACGCCCATGGACGTGCCGGGTGCTTTCTATGTCCACGAACAGGTCTCGGAAGATTATTGCAGGCAATTGACCTCGGAGGCCCGGGTGGTCGTGGAGGGCAAGCCGGTCTGGGTCAAGCGCAGCCGGAACAACCACTTCCTCGATTGTTTCGACCCCGATACCGAGCTTCTGACCGAAGATGGCTGGATGCGTGTCGAGGACGCGGTTTCTTACGTGGGCCGCTTCGCAACGGTCAATCTGGACAGCGATGTGATCGAGTATCAGGGCGCGACCAAATCAGTCTCGCGCTGGCATTCGGGTGAGATGGTCCAGATCAAAGGTCGGGCAGTGGACCTTCTTGTGACGCCTAACCACCGGATGGTGACGCAGCGCAGGAACCCTGTGGACAATACCCCTCGCATAACTTTGGCGAAGGATTTGACCATTTGGCACACGCTCAAACGGTCCTCGAATTGGGTAGGTGAGCGACACGATGTCGTGACCCTGCCTGAGTTATTGCTCAAGGCGACCAATTGGCGAGAGTTGAGTGAGCCAGAGCGATCTTTCAATGCCGGAGACTGGTGTGAGTTTCTTGGCTGGTACATCTGCGGCGGGCATACCACCCACCAAGGCAACTATGCCAGGGTTGTTATCTCGCAGGGCCCTGGTGAAAAGGCAGACCGCATTGCGGCTCTGCTTGATCGGATGGGTCTCGAATATAGCATCCATGGTGGGCGACAGTTCGTCATTTCATCGCGGCAGATCGCGGCGGCATTGGCTGACTGCGCAGGCGAGGATGGTCGTTGCTACTCCAGGCGCGTTCCGGGTTTTGTCCGACGTGCGAGCAGCGACCTGATCGACCGGTTTCTTGATGCCGCCATCCTAGGCGATGGATGGGTTCAGAATGGGTATCGTGCCTATGCGACGGTCAGCGCCAAGCTGGCTGACGATATGCAGGAGCTTTTTATCAAGGCCGGACGGAGCGCAAATATCATCCGACGCGATGCCAAGCCTTACTCCATCAACGGACGGACCTCGCCCAACACAGTCGACCAGTATCACGTCTCTGAAATTCGGGCGCCTGCCGCCTCGTTGCGTCGAGCAGATAACGCTCCGATTTTCAGAAACGTCGCCTACTCTGGGATGGTGTATTGCGTGACCGTGCCAAACGGAACGCTGATAGCGCGCCGAAATGGCAAGGCCATCATAGTTGGCAACTGCGAGGCGCTTTGCGCTGCCATCGGCTATGCATTCAACGTTCAGCGGATCCCGGAAGGCATCGAGCGCAAGACTTCCATCGAGGCGGCGGTGCCCGAGGGGCATGATGCCAGTCGGGTTGGGGATGCGGCAAGGGAGGCAAGCGAGTCGGCAGCGCAGGCCCCGCAAAACCGCGCAAGTGGTACTGCGCTTCGCACGCGGTTCGCCCGGCAAGGCAGCGCCCTGAACCGAGGTCGATGAGGCGATGGGAATTTTACAATGCTGAGGTGACGCTGCCACCGGCATCGCAGGGCTCCTCCCAAACCCCTGCGGTGGCAGCAGCGCCCTGCAATAACGGCTGATGTTCGCGCGTTACAGCAGAAGTGAGAGGTAGATCACATGTCCGTGATGTCAAAGCTGAAGACTCTGCTGGCCGAGGCGCTGCCTCAACCGGCGGTGCCTGAGGGGATGAACCTCCCCAAACCCTCGGGCAAATACATGCGCGGCGGGCGGGGTGTCACTTTTGCGGGCTGGAAGCCTGCGCTGCGGGAAAGCCAGGATGATATTGGCGAGGCTTGGGATGATGCCGCCGCGCGGGTGGGTGACCTCCTGCACAACAGCGGCTGGCTGGCCGGGGCTATGGAACAATGCGTCGCCAACACCGTGGGCACGGGTCTGCAGCTGAAGGTGCTGCCG